TGGGATATATTGACCAGCCATATCCAACGGATTCGGCATAATGCGACCCATTGATTCTTGCTGGGCGATCATTGAATTAAATCGTTCAGATATTACTCCAAGGGCTGCTGTAATCTCACTTACTTTTTTAGTCTTATATGACATAAGCAAACTTGCATTAAATCTTACAGATAGTGGGTATTCTGCCTCTGCATTTCCATGAAAAACCATAGTCAAATATAATTGGTCATGATAAAAAGGGAAGTTAGCATTAGAAGCAATAAAGTCTTGAGGAAACCGGTCTATATTCCATGATAACGGATTTACCCTTGAACCGGATTCTATTGGCGTAATTATTGCTTTGAATAATACATTTGTATTTGCTGCATCCATTCCACGGCGTGGAGTTCCCAACAATGATTCAGATGTTAAGATAAGAGGGGTTGGTGTTAAGTAAAATTCAATGACGCCATCAAAGGCTCTAGCAGTTGAACTTCCTACAATATACGGCGAGTCATCAAAAAACAAATCCATTGATAACATATTTCTTTGAATGCTACCTTCTTTCAAATTAATTCTCTTCTGAACAATTTGAACTCTTTCCTGATCGTTAGACATTAGTAAATCAATGTCGCCTATACTTTCTCTTAATTCTTTAATTGGCATATTATTTACCTCCTTTCTTGAATGCTTTAGCCATTTTCTTAAAATCTAATTTGCCATCTCTGGTAAAAATCTTATTTTTCTTTTGTTTGACATATCTATTCCATTTCGATGGTTTACGCTTTTTAACTTCCATGCTTGGACTGACAGCCTCAATATTCATGTTTTCAGACATATCGGCTACATTGCCCCCAGTAGGGACTAATGTTTCACCGGCTTTGATGTAGACTTGCATTGATGGTGTACCTTGTACCATATGCATTTGAAAGGCCGGTATAGCAACCATATCAATAGGGAAAACAGTTTCCTCATCACCAATAATAAGTCCTACTACAACACCAGTAGCAATGTCCTTGACTAAATCTTTTGCAAAACTCACACAATCACCGCCTTAATCAAAGGTCGGTTGCTTGTGCTAGCATTCGCTCTAGATCTTTCTTGCTTACTTTACGAGGTTCAGCAATAATCATAATGTCAAGTTCTACAGTTGCGCCGGCTAATTCATTACAACCATCTGCAGCTACTCCGATAAGTAGATCGGTAACAACAGTATAACCGTCAGGATGCAAATCATATACTCCACGGAATCTCTCTTGGTTCTCCCAAATAGCAAATTCAATAGCATCGCCAAATCTGTTAGTAGTTAATGTATAATTGTTCAGAACATTGCTAGATGCGATACCAACATCATTAGCGGATTCGTATGCAGTGGTAGTTGCAAATATTTGCATAGCAGCAAATGCTTTTGTAGCATCACACAAAACTGGGTCAAATACTGCTGTTTTACCGTTAGATTTTGTATTTCTTAACTGGTATGTGATCTCTTTTATCTGTAATCCTTCATCACGAACGACGGAAACATAATCAGAAAGGTCTATTCTGCCATAGTTGACAGATAAATCTCCGTTTCCATCCAATGTGAATTGTAGTCTATCTCTTAAAATTAGGTCATTTGCTCTTTTTGCCATACCCTATTATGATAGGCTCAGGTTTATTATACTTCTTCTGCACTTCCTCGCTATACGGTTATGTCGAAATGACGATAAAATGATTGAAAATCATGCTAAGTCATGTGTTTTGAGACCTCAATAATATTTTTATTAATCTAATTAATATAGTAAAACTCCGTGGACTAATCATGGACAGCCAAATCCACGATAAAATTGTCGATTATTTGATGCAATATAGGAGTAAAATCCCGAAAACATTAGATTTAGGAGATAAATTCGCCATAGCGGAGAATTATATCTTACTCAGAAAGGTCGACGAGTTAATTCATTCTATTGATCGCTATTCTGTATTAGATAGTAAGGGGTGGATTAAATGACTTATGATATGTGTTCTTGTGAATGGTGTGGTTCTGACAACTGGCATGAATGGGAGTTAGACAACGGCAAGTGTAAGATGTGCGTCGTTAATGAATGTCGACACACTAATGTTGATGCCCCATCACATCAATTATTTTTGTACAGTTCTAATCCAAGAATAATTGTCGATTATGTTTGTTTAGACTGCGAACTGTGCTGGACAAAAACATTCAAACTACAAAATGGAGTTAGATCCAAGTTGACCCACGAAGAGGTTAACACTAGTGATATCTGGCAGGATGTGAAAGTATGAAGAAAGTAGGCAGACCAAGAAAACCAAAATCAGAAAAAAAAGAGATTATCTCGGTTAATTTACCGTCGCACCTGGTAGAGAAATTAAATCATGATTTATCCTGGTCACAATCACGATCAGAATGGATTGAAAAAGCCATAAAAGAAAAGTTGTACATTATTTCTGATGCTGCGCCCGCAGTAGTAGACACAAAAACAAAAAGTTTAGCGGCAGCATTAGCAAGAAGAGAAGATTGCCCTAACTTTGTTGTACGCGCAATAATCTCACAATATGGTTGGCTTGATGATCCACATTTTGCAGAACTAAAGAAGTGATGCTATTTGTGGGAATTGTAACAATACGATCAGATAAAGCAATCTTTCACACCAAACAATTCTTTCGTTTTGTTGTTTGTCAATGGGTGCTATTGCTTCAAGCCCTGTAGACATTTCTTAATCTCCTTTAGTTCTTTTAGGATTTTCTTCAATAGATCAATCTTAGTCATTATATCACACACATAAAACATTGCCAAGACCAGCAAGCGCAGGGTTATCTTGGGTTACTCTAGGCGGGAATTGTTCACGGACTGCACCTGCAACCGCACCTTTAGGAATAATAGTTCTAAACCAATCGGGTACACCACCTAATCCAGGGTCAGTTGTACCGAAAGCATCAGGATTTGGCACCATCTGCCTAGATAGTTTGGCATAATTTCTCATTTCAGGTGTTGTTAATGTCTTTTCTGGTGCATTATTTTCAAGATGCAAAAAGAATTGGGAAAGTGTTGAACCAGATACCATCAATTCCGGTCTGATTCCACCCCAATTATATGATGGGATATATTGACCAGCCATATCCAACGGATTCGGCATAATGCGACCCATTGATTCTTGCTGGGCGATCATTGAATTAAATCGTTCAGATATTACTCC